CAGTCTGTGTGGACTGCTGATGGCTCCACAGCCGCCCCGGCATACGTCGATTTAATCGGCGTGATTGCCTGAACAGCAAACAGTTTCGCGCTGGCGATAGTCGCTGGCGCATTTGAGGAGCGTAGGCGAAAGCCTGCGAACGTAAACGTATGGGCGACACCCAAGACACCCCGCAGGCGGAAGCGCTGGCTGGAGAGACTGAACAGTCTGAGGCTTTGAAGACGACAGAAACCCCGGTTGAAAAACCGACTGTCACACTCGAAGCCGAAACAGATGAGCAAGACGGAGCCCCCGATAATACCGACGAGACAGGGGACGATGAAGACGATCCCGCAAAGCCCAAAAAGGCTTCTGGTAGCGCCCGACTGAAGGCGCGGCTGGCGGCTGCGGAGGCTGAGCTAGAGCGACTTCGCACATTCGTTCCCACGCGGACGGATGCGGACGCAATCGCAAAGGCTGTTGAAGCCGAGATTGGCCCGCCTCCGAAGGAAAGCGATTACCCGGATTATCTGGCCTATGAGCGGGCGCAAACCGCTTACGAGGTCGATAAGCGACAGGCCGAGCGCGCAATACGCAAGGAAGCTGCCGCAGCCGGATCGCGCGTGGAACAGCAGGCCGCTGTTTTGCAGGAAGCTCACGCTGAGCGCGTCGAAGCAGCCAAGAAAGCCCTTCCCGATTACGACACTGTCGTGCGGAAAGCGGATTTCTCTGTGCTCAAGCCCGACGTTGCGAAGATGTGCGTTGAAAGCAAGAAATCTGCGGCAATCGCCTATTACCTCGCATCCAACCCACGCGCCTTGCAGGAACTTTCCCGCATGGACGACGTGTCCGCAGCCCGTCGCATCGGAAGCCTTGAAGCGTCTGTTCGTCTGCCGAAACCCGAAACACAATCTCGGGCTCCGGCTCCGCCTGCAAAGCTTCCAGGTGGTGGCGCATCGCCAACTCCCGACGCAATGAAAGCGCGGGACATGAACGAATACGCCAAAATCCGCCTGAAAGAACTTGGCTACGCGAAATAGTCGAGAGCCCAAAGCCTAGGAAGGGCTTTGGCAAATGGCTAACACTATTCTCACTCCTACCATTGTCGCCAAGGAAGCGCTGCTCCTTCTCGACAACATGCTCGTTGCAGGCAACCGCGTTTATCGCGGCTACGAAGACGAGTTCTCCGGTCAGGTCAACGGATACAAGAAGGGCTCGTCCCTCACGATCCGCAAGCCTACCGCCTTCACCGTTCGCTCCGGCGCTACCGCTTCCGCGCAGGACGTGACGGAAGGCTCGACCACCGTGACCGTCAACACCCAGATCGGCGTTGACTTCAAGTTCACGACCCAGCAGTTGACCCAGAACATTGGCGAACTGTCTGAACGTGTCCTGAAGCCCGCGATGATCCAGCTTGCCAACAAGGTTGACCGCGACGTTCTGAGCACGACGCTGCTCGGCACGTACAACTCGGTCGGCTCGTTCGGCACGTCGGTTTCGACCTGGGCCAAGTTCGGCGCTGGCGCTCAGCGTCTGGATGATATCGCTGTTCCCGATGACGGCCAGCGCTCTGCCATCATGACGCCTTCCGATACCTACGCGCTGCTCGGCGCGCAGACCGGCCTTTATGTTCAGGACGCAGCCAAGTCCGCTTGGCGTGAGGCTGAACTTGGCCGCATCGCTGGCATCGACACGTACAAGACCCAGAACATGTATACGTGGACGCAGGGCGCTCGCGGCGGTACGCCGCTGGTCAACGGCGGCTCGCAGAACGTGACTTACGGGTCTTCCAACTCGTGGGGCGCTTCGCAGAACCTCATCTGCGACGGCGGTTCCAACTCGATCACGGGTTGGGCCAAGGCTGGCGACATTTTCACCATCGCTGGTGTCTATGCCGTCAACCCGGTCACGAAGGTCACGCTGCCCTTCCTTCAGCAGTTCGTTGTCACGGCTGACGCGAACACTGACGGTTCGGGCAACGTCACGCTTGCCATCTCGCCTGCGATCATCTCGTCTGGTGCATTCCAGACGGTGAGCGCTACGCCTGCTGACAACGCGGCTCTGACCTTCTCGGGCACGGCTGCGACGGCTTATCAGCCTTCGCTCGCCTTCCATAAGAACGCCGTCGCCCTGACGGTTGTTCCGATGGAAATCACCCCCGGCATGATTGACCCGGGCCGCGAGTCCTACAAGGGCCTCAGCGTCCGCGTCGTGCCCTACTACGACGGCACGAACGACGTGAGCAACTGGAGGCTAGATTTGCTTTATGGCTGCACGATGCTCGACGGTCGTCTGTCCACGCGCCTCAGCGGCTGATGACAAAGGCGGAGGGCTACGGCTCTCCGCCACCCTCTCACGGAGAATTAAATGCCACAGGTCTGGGGCTATAAAGCGGACGGTTCCGCTCACATTTTCGATGACGTTCTGCCGCCCGGCTGGTCCGACACGCCAGAGGTTATCGAGGACGAAGGCAAGCGCACGGCTGATGCCCTGACTGCTGCCTCGCGTGACCCTGTGAATGATGATGCGCCTGTCGAGGATGCGCCCAAGCGTCGTGGCCGTCCCCCGAAGGTTGCCGATCCTGCGCCGGAAGCTGAAAGCGAAGCCTGATGGCAAGCCAACTCGACTTTGTCACGGCAGTTCTGGAAGAGCTTGGCGTCCGCGATCCGGGCCAGCCCGTGTCCGCCGAGGACAAGGACATAATTGTGCGTCGCATCGGTCCGAAAGTCGCGGAACTGAATGTGCGGAACATCGCCTACATCGCCGATACGGACGATATTTCTGACGAATATTTTCTTCCCTTCGTCAAGATCATGGCAGCAGATTGTGCGAAGGCGTTCGGACTGACCGGCTCGCAACTGGCTGAATTGCAGGCGGCAGGCGGCCCGGACAGTCGCGCGGAATGGACGCTGAAGGATGTCGTTCGGCTGCGTTCGACCGATCAGACACTTCGCGTAGATCGCTTCTGGCGAACGACGTGGGGTCGCGCGCGATGACGGCGATTCAGTTCGGATCAATGTCAAGCCCGGGCGAAGTCGGGCGCACAGCCAACAGCCGGCTCATAAACTGCATTCTCGAACAGTTGCAGGATGGAACGGTGAATCGGAAAAGGGCGCCCGGCCTGAAGCGCTTCATCACGTCTGCGGCAGCCAACATTCATTGTCGCGGCATGATACCGGCGAACTCGAATACGCTGCTTGTTGTCTACGATGGGAATGTCGAGACGGTTTCGGTGGTCGGCGGAGCCGCTGTTTCAGCCGCGGGAGGGGTTCTTGACGGGACAGACCTCGTCACGCTGGCCAGGAACAATGCCGCGACCCCCAATATCGTCTGTGTGAGCCCCGACAATGGGGCCTATACGATCGACGCCTCTGGCGCGGTCGCCTCCTATCCTGATGCAGATGTCGGCTCGCCGAACTCGGTATGCTTCGGCGATGGATATTTCTTCTTCACCTATGGCGACGGATCGTGCATCGCGTCGGGCCTGAACAGCACGGATATAAACCCTCTCGACAGCATCAAGGCTGAGTCTCAATCCGGGCCAATCCTGCGCGGCGTGTTTTTCCGCGGCCTCCTGTTTCTGTTCACCGCGTCAACAATCGAGGTTTGGCAGGATACGGCGAATGCGTCGGGGTTCCCGTTTTCGCGGTCCGCCGTCATTCCGCGCGGTATCGCATCGGCGAACGCTGTCTCGGGATGGGAAGATAAATTCACCGCGCAGCTTATGTGGGTCGGGCCGGACAACATCGTCTATAAGATGGTCGGATACGAGCCGACGCGCATTTCGACCCACGATGTAGAGCATGACTTGCAGGCTCTCGCCGACAAGACGGACGTGCGGTGTTTCGTCGCGATGAACAATGGCCATCCGTTCTTCGTGGTCAAGAGTTCCGTTTTCACGTGGGTCTATGATCTTCTCACATCGACGTGGCAGGAGCGGAATAGCTTCGGTCAATCGAAATGGCGCGCCGAACAATCGTGTTTCATGTGGAACGACTGGATCGTCGGCGATGAAGATACGGGTTACTGTTTCCGGCTCGATGCAAAGACCTACGCTGAAGACGCGAGCCCTCTTGTCTGGGACGTGACGAGCCAGCCGGCGAAAGGATTCCCATCGCGATACGTCGTCGCGCGCGCCGACTTCGATTTTGTAGCGGGCATGGGCGTGACGGGCGGCGATCCTCAGCAGGAGGGCGACCCGCAGGTCATGGTGTCGTGGTCCGATGACGGCGGCGTGACATTCGGCTTTCCGCTGGCCCGCAAGCTCGGCAAGGCAGGTGAATACGCGTCGCGCATCACGATTCTCAGGGCCGGGCAGGCGACGAGCTACGGCAGACAATGGCGCCTTCAGGTGAGCGACCCTGTATATGTCGGCCTGCTTGGCGGCGACATGCAGGCGCAAGGTGGCAATCCCTAATGCCAATCGCTCGCGTCATTCCACCACCGCCTGACCCGTCCATTCCGTTGGCCGATCCGACGACAGGGCTGGTCTCGATCGAGTGGTATCGCTGGGTCGTGTCGCTTATTGCGGCGCTCAACGAAATGCGCTCGGCAATTCCATAAGGAACTTCTGAAATGGCGACGACACCTGAAGCCGCTGCACTCGCGCAGATGGGCTATGCACAGGCCATGAACGCCGCCAAGGGCGCGACTGATAGCGCCTACCAGATGGCGCGCGGCGACCTGACCGGCAACGACTATTACAAGACGTGGGCCGGCAATGGCGGCGCGGCAAATACGATGTATGCCAACGCGCTCGGGCTCAATGGCGCATCGGGAAATACGGCGGCGCAGAGCGCGTTTCAGACCGGTCCCGGCTATCAATGGGC